GTCATAAACCACAGACCCAATAGCAAGGGCCGGAATTGCCATGAATAGAAGAATCTTAGGTTGTCTAAAAAGGCTCTTGCCGGCGATGGTGTCGGTGACGGAGCCGGTGGCTGTCGATTCATAGAGGGCGAAGGTCTCCTGGCGGATTTTCTTGATCTCGACGATCACGTCGCGGGCCGGCGGTTTGTTGTCCTGCGCCGAGTGCTGGCTTTCCTTGTAGCGGCCCCGAATGCCGATGACGGCGAGGTTGGAGTGCAGATAGGCCTTTTCCGCCGTCATGCGGATGTCGTCGCGGATATAGGCGATGTTCGGCGTGGTGAGGATGATGTCCCAGTTGAAATGCCGGTGCCGGGTCCAGGCATCCAGCCAGCCCATGGGCCGCCCGGCTGCCTTGGCCGCTTCCGGGCCGTCCGGGAAGTCGAAGCGCTTGAGGTCGGCTTCGCGCCAGGACTTCAGAAAGATCAGTTGGGTTTCGTCGAAGATGATGAACGCGCCACGCGGCGCCCACATGAACCAGGTGCGCATCTTTTCCATGTCATCCAGGTCCTCGAGGTCGAGGTTGATGACGTCGCAGCTGGAGGGCGTCTCCGGCATCACCTGGAAGATCCGTTCGCGGGTCAGGCCGCGCACGTTGGTGATGATGACGCGGCCCTTCCTGATCGCGGGGATCAGGTCATCTTGGATCGCGCCGGAGGTCTTGTAGGAGCCGTTCGGGCCGTGATGAATCTTGATCGCCATGTCACTTACCTATGAAGGGGATGAAGGACATGGAGAAGCGCGTGCCGATGGCGGCGAAGATCATGTTCACCGCGTCCGGCAGGCCGAAGAACGCCAGCAGCGAGCGCAGGTCGCCGTCCAGGGACGAGTAATAGGACGTGATGGTCGAGCCGATACCGATGCCGCCGACGACTTCGCGGAACGCCTTGTAGCCGATTTCCGCGACGAACAATTGCATCTCGAACCAGCCCTTGATGGCCATCTTGGTCAGCAGGACAAAGGCGTCGGTGACGAAGTCATAGACGCCGCTGTAGAGGAAGTCCCAGAGGGATTGCATCCAGGCGAGAATGTCGGAAAGAAAGGGAATGTCCATGGCGTTTCCTCAGGAGCGATAGAAAACGATCCATCCGGCCAGAATCGCGGCGATGAACAACACCACGTAGCGGATGACGGAGAGTTCTTGGGCGTACTGGGTGAGGCAGACGTCGTAGCGCTGGCCGAGGGCGGTAAAGTCCCAACACGGCAGGGAGCCACCGCCGGTGCCCAGGTGAATATCGAACTTGGAAGCGAGGACGCTTTCGAACTTGCCTTGCAGTTCCTGGAAGTCCTTTTGCGCCTTGGCGATGGCGTCGTCGTATTCCTTGATGGTCTTGTCGAAGGAGCCTTGCTTCGGCTCTTTCAGGCCACCCCCGCCGGAGCCGTCGCCGCCATCGCCACCGGTCCCGCCGCTGGAGCCGGACCCGTCGCCATCGCCGCCGCTACTGCCGTCACCGCCGGGCGTGGTGCCGCAGTCACTGCCAACATGGCCCTGACAGGGGTTGTTACCGCCACCGCCCCCACCGCCGCCG